CGCCTTTTGGCGTCCTCACCGCATTAATGCGGTCCGGCATTTCTGCCTAACAACAGTGGCTCTCTATCGGGTCAACGACCCGATTGGGGTTACGGATGTCTTCTCGTTACGTTAGTTCTTATCTTTATTGCATCATTCAATCTTATCTGGACATCTTGGGGATTCAAATTGATCCACATGATTTTCAGACGACTGAACTCGCAACGGTAGTGCATATCTTGAAAGCATATGCCACAAACCTTGATAAGCCTAGTGTATCGGTTCTTTGTCCGTACCTCCAGAAGGAGAAGGAAGTCTCTTATGCTTGCCCTAACACCCCGAATTAGGTTAATTATTCTCCATTTTGTCGTAGCCCTTTTTGGGTACGGCATTGGTGATCAATTTCCCCTTTCCAGGGCGACGGAGCAACTGACGAGGCCTCCTCTCTTCGTAGTTCCATCCTGTTCTTGTTATGTCTTGAACAGGCACTGCGACCTCCGGGTGGAGGTGAAATGACAACTGGTACCAAAACTCAGGGTTCTTCCTCCGGATCATACTATGACACTAAGTCATGGAATGGTTCCGATGGGAAATATCTGAATGGTAGGCTTAAGCGTAATGCTTACACGTGCGGTTGGAATAAGTTTTTTCGTTCCAAATACTCGTGGGCCTTCAATTGCAATGTGCAAAATGAACCTGGCTATACTGACAACTATCCAGTTGTCAGCAGCGGGGTGACTCTTGCATGGAGCAATAATGACCAGTTGGTGCTTCTTGGAAAGTTAGCGGAGAAGATCCGTGGTCATTCTTTGGACCTCGGTAACTTCCTCGCAACCGGAAATCAAGCACTTGAGCAGACGCTCGGTAGTCTTAAAGCTATCGGTTGCGGCTTCTCCAACCTGAGACGCGGCAATATCGGCCAAGCTCTACGTTGCCTTGGCGTTTCTGCCGGACAACGTGGCCGTAAAGCCATAGGCGGTAAACTCAAAGCTGGCGACATCAGTGGTGCATGGCTTGCCATGTCCTACGGATGGTTACCGACTTTGTCTGACGTCTATGAAGCGTGGAAACTCGCTACTGCTGATTCTGATCAGCCTCGTAGCTGGAATCTAAAAGCTAGTCATTCAATTCGTAATAGTGGGAATGTTGGTGCTTACCCTTCGGTAATCACCGCACACCGTGTTATGAAAAGAACAATTAGTTATAGACTCACAGAGACTCTTTCTACGCCTCGCTCTTTAGGTCTCTATGACCCTTTGGGCATTGCGTGGGAAGTACTTCCTTATAGCTTCGTAATTGACTGGTTTTTGCCAATTGGTAGCTATTTGGATGCTCTCTCTGTGTTTCCTTATGTCTCAGGAGACTGGTGTATCAGCGCAAAAGATGAGACTAAGTCATCGTTCCAAGGGTGTGACCGTAGCAATACAATCGTCTGTGGCCCGCCTGGCCATCTGCGTACCTATAATCGGTACAAAGATGGAACCGGCTCGGGCAACTGGACGAATGGTAGCTTTAGTCGCACCGTTGGTACCGGCGGTTTAGCCGTTCCGATGCCTCAACCTCATTTTCGCGATGCCATTAGCTTTGGCGGGAAACGATTTTGGAATGCCGTTTCCCTGGCACACCAGAAATTCCGTGCTTAATTAAGCACGTCGCAGTGACTACAGCCTAACAATCCTGTTAGGTTGAACTTATTGATGTAAAAGGATGGCCCTTATGGCTGCAATGACGAATCTTCTCGTCAAAGATGACGCTACGACGCCTGTTGAGGCGACACTTGTCCCTATCACGGATACTCCGATACCCCTCTGGCGTGGTAATGCTGCCGGAGTGCCTATCGAAGGTCAAATCCGTGTTACGGCAGTGCAGGAGAAGTTGAAAAACGGATCCTATCGTATTGTCGTAAAGACCGAGGTCCCTGTTATGGAAACCCTTGGTGCCAGCGGCACTTCGGCTGGGTATGTTGCCCCGCCGAAAGTTGCCTACACAATGACCTGCATCACTACGCTGTTTGCTGATCGGCGGAGTACTATTGCCGATCGTGCCAACGCTGTGAAGCTGCATGTTGGTCTTTTGCAGGGCGCCAGTGCCACTACGGCAACTGGTATCCTTGCGAATACTGCAGCAGGGGACGCGTGGAAGAATTCCACTCTGCCTCTGACGCAGCATTTGATCAACATGGTGTTGCCGAATTAATCGGCTTCACGTCTCTTAACCTTCTAGTGAGGTTTATGATGAAACATAATGTCTCATCTAACTGGCTTCAGGAGTGTTCCCTTAACGATAGCCTTGCTATCTTAACGGACCTGGCCAGGCATCATGCAAGGTCATCTGGTCGATTCTCATCTGATATTCTTCAGATGTTGGACCGGCAGGATTATCTTGCATTGGTTTCATATGAACTGGACTATAGGCCTGACGATCTCCCACTTGACCTGGTTAATGCGCGACAAGCTCTTGGTTTTTTCCAGAAGCTTGAACCGCTTGACCTTGGTTTTAGTAAGGAGTCCGTGGCCTATACTAAGTTCATCCAAAGCGAAGCTCAATGTAAAGAGACGAATGCAAGATTTAAGGACTCGAGGGATCTCGGATTTGCTTTTCCGAGTGTCCCCGTGGCGTGTGTAATTGATCACGCGTCGCGGAAAATATCGAGTATCTTAGGTCCTGTACCTAGTCTCGAGCATCTTGACTTCAGCTTTGGGCCTGGTGCAAACACAACGGTCAACGCTCGAGCTTCGTCACCGAGGTTTAAACTCGGATCGAAGCTTGTGTGTAGTCCTGAACTGGCTAACTCTGTGCAGTGTTTACTGCAAGAGTGCCCTGAGTGGAGCAAAATCCATTCTACCGAGGACAGCGAGCACGTTTGGATTGTGCCCGTCGAAATCGGTTACGGGAAACTCCAGTTCGTCCCCAAGAACGCAAAGACGTATCGTTCAATTGTTGTTGAACCGATACTGAACTCTTTTGCCCAGAAGGGCATTGGAGCCTATCTTCGTGATAGGTTGCGTTTTGCTGGTGTGGATCTTTCTGATCAGTCGAGGAATCAAAGACTCGCCTGCATCGGCAGCGTAGACGATTCGTTGTCTACTCTGGATCTAAGTTCTGCATCAGATACTATCGCGAAATCGATAGTTGACCTGTTGCTCCCTTACGAGTGGTACTCCTTTCTGTCCAGATTTCGGACGGGATCAGTTACCTATCGTGGAGAGACCATTGTTCTGGAGAAATTCAGTTCAATGGGCAACGCATTCACCTTTGAGCTTGAGTCCCTTATCTTTTGGGGTCTTGCTTATGGTGTTATGCGTTTTCTCTCCCTTCCTCTCGATAAAGTCGCCGTTTACGGTGATGATATCATCGTACCAACGAAGGCCTTTCAGCTTTTGGCTGAAGTGCTTTCATACTGTGGATTTACTCTTAATGAGAGTAAGTCTTTCAGTTCAGGTCCGTTTCGAGAGAGTTGTGGAGCTGATTGGTTCCGGGGTTTTGATATTCGACCTTTTTACCAGAAGACCTTGGTAAGTGGTCGTACTCTCTTCACTCTTCATAATTTTTATATGCGTCGGTTTGAGTTTGCCGAGGCACGTAAGGTTCTGAAGATGATCCCTCTGTCACTAAGATTGTTTGGTCCTGACGGGTATGGCGACGGTCATTTGATCGGTAGCCATGCACGCCGAACTAAACCTTCTTTGCAAAAGAGGGGTTGGGAAGGGAGTCTCTTTGATACTTTTACACTTAAGAAGAGGGAGATTTCCCGAGAGCGATTGCTCCCTGGTGATCAAGTTCTTCCAGTGTACTCTATATACGTGACTAATAGTGATGAGTCCGAAAGGACAAATCACTATGTAGTTCGCGGACATCGAGGGTATCGAAGAATATCAATCTACACACTTAAAACGGGTATTTACATATAGCCCGTCTTTCCGATTATCATTGAAAGTAAATGGTAATCGGCCGGTAGATTACCGGTGGAGGT